GGTGTTGCTCTTCCATTGGTAAGACGTATCTTTGCTGAATTTGCAGCAAAAGAGTTCGTATCAGTACAACCAATGAACTTGCCATCAGGTCTAGTATTTTACTTAGACTTTAAGTACGGAACAGGACAGCCTGGATTTACTGCAGATCAAACAGATCCAGTTACAACTGGAGGACATCCATTTGCATCGCCTGAAGCAGATGATTCAATGTTTGGTGTTACTAATACATCAGATGATCCATCAGGAGGTCTTTATGGAGCTGGTCGTTTCGGATATTCAATTAACAATGTAACTGGTACTGCTGCTACTGTTTCAGCTGGAGCATCTACTGGTTCTGGAGCTGCACATACAGCTGCAACAAGTGCATCATTAAATTATGATTCTGCATATACTGCAGTTTCTGGTGAGTACTTTAATCTAACGGTACCAGTACCTACAGATGCAGACTTATATGCTGCTAGATCATTCACAATTGTATCTGGATCAACAACAATTGTACCAGTTCAAGCATTTACAACTATTGATAGTAACTATACTGCATCATTCGTAGTAACAGCTTCATTAGCAGTAGGAATTCAAGATGCTATAACAAATAATACATTTAATGTTAACTATAGCAAACAACCAACTGACATTACAAGAGGTGATTTTGAAGATACAGATCCATTTAAAGGTTCTGGTGCTGGTAATGGTATTAATGATGGTACAGATATCGATATCCCAGAATTGAACTTGGAAATGCAGTCTGAGCCAATCGTGGCTAAAACACGTAAGTTAAAGGCTGTATGGACTCCTGAGTTCGCTCAAGACCTTAACGCTTACCACTCAATTGATGCAGAAGCTGAATTGACTTCAATGCTTTCTGAGTATGTATCAATGGAAATCGATCTTGAAATCCTTGATATGTTGATTTCAGCAGCACCGACAACTGAGTATTGGTCAGCAGTAAACAACGAAGTATGGAACGGATCTGCTTTTGAAACAGCATCTAGTGCATTCTTTAATACACAAGGTGGTTGGTTCCAGACACTAGGAACTAAACTTCAAAAAGTGTCTAACAAAATCCACCAAAAAACACTTCGTGGAGGTGCTAACTTCTTAGTAACATCACCTGCAGTAGCAACTATCCTAGAGTCTATCCCAGGATTTGCTGCAGATACAGATGGAAACAAAATGGAGTTCGCAGCAGGAGTTCAAAAAATTGGTGCTATCAATAACAGATACACAGTTTATAAAAACCCTTACTTCAAAGAGAACATCATCCTTATGGGATTCAGAGGTGCTCAGTTCCTAGAAACTGGAGCAGTATTTGCACCATATGTTCCATTGATTATGACTCCACTAGTTTACGATCCGGTGAACTTCACGCCGCGTAAAGGTGTCATGACAAGATATGCTAAACAAGTAGTTCGTCCAGAATTCTACGGAAAAGTATATATCAAAGGTTTAGAAACTCTATAATAGTTAATCAGTTAACACTTTTTAATTTAAAGAATTAACCATTGAATGAAAGGGAGGCTTAGGTCTCCCTTTTTTTGTGTTCATATATTTATATTAAATGATTCGTATATGGCAAATTTTTCATTTAACAATCAATCGACAGGCTCTGCATACTTCGTATATGAAACTATAGCAGACGCAGCAACAGGACGATATATTAGTGGATCATTAAAAGCCGCATCTGGGTCATTTACTAATTTTACTGGTAGCAATTCGAATCTAGTAATACAGTCTGATTATATATGGGGAGTTGTAGTTCCACCGAGTGCTAGTAACTTTGACTTTAATGCAGCTGTTACAGTGCCGACAGGCTCAGTAAGATTTAGGGGTACTGGTAATTTAACTGTAACAATAACAACATAATATGCCAACATTAGTATTAACAAAAGATGATTTAGCCGGGGCTGGTATTTTAAATAGTATCCAAATACCCGTTTCTGGCGGAGATATAATAGTAGACGAAATGGGTGATTTATTAATAAAAACAGGACAAACCACATCTTACCGAACAGGAGATGATGGTGATTTAGAAGCAGGAAGAGCAACAGATTTCTTAACACTTGGAGAAAACAATCCATTTGGAAATACTAACCGATTTACAGATGAATTAGGAGGTAGTACATATACCAATGGAATTATTATCGATTGGACAACCTATGACAGCTCAGAAGTTTTAGGATATTACCCAGATACTACTACTACCAGAACTTGGAATGATACAATCGATTGGGCCATAGCTGTATCAGTTGGAACGTTTACAAGTGGGTGGAGATTAGGTAATATTCGAGAATATATAAACATTCAAAACTATGGATCGAACTTCTCCATGCAATATGCTCCATTTAATACCACCGCACAATTTTGGACATCTAATACAGTATTACTTATCTCTAGCAATGCCTGGCAAATTAGTAGCGTAGGAGAAGCAAAATCATTGGCAAAAACATCTACATTAAATGGTATAGCAGTAAGAAACTTCACAGTAACAGGAACAACATTAACTTAAAAGAAATAAAAAAATGGCAACATATAGATTTCCACAATTTAGCACAGACCTAGTAGACCCTACATTTAACCAAGTTAGTGCAGACTACATTGTAGGAGCAACAGACGTACAAGTAAGAGCAACCCTACAAACTTCTGACTCTAAACTATACGGAGTAGAACTAGGTACTTTTACCAACACAGACACTTGGGGAGATGCTGAAGTAATGGCTCAAGCAACCGCAGCACTAGAAACTCATAGAATAGACTAATAGTTTTTAGTTTAACTTTAATGACTACCGCATGCGGACCATATACATATCAAGAAATAATTCCAATATTATCTACAACTGAATGGACTTATAATCCTTAAAAATAATATTGTTTCTTGCCGATTATAATATTTATATTAAAATAAGGTATATGAATGGCAGCACCAAGAATTAAATATTCAATGGAAACAAAGATTCGTTACGATGGTAACCTAGTTGATGTGTTAGATCGTATACGAGCTATTCGAATGGTTTTAATGGTCCATATCGAAAAAGATCTCGGTAAAGACAAAGAATTAGTAACAATCAAAATAATGACTCCATATGCACCTAGACAATCTTTCTATGCAATCAGAAAGCTATGTTTATCAAAAATTGAAACGTTGAAAGATATGTGGTTTCAAGAGTCAACTCTAACTAAATTATATTAATATGCCAACGCAAAATAAACAAAAAACTCCGCCCAAGACCCCGGTGAAGTTTAGCATAACATTATCTGATGAGCAAAGAGACGCAAAAACACAGATATTAGATCATCCGTTTAATTTTATCATGGGAAAAGCAGGTTCTGGTAAAACATTGCTAGCAGTGCAAGTTGCATTAGATCAATTTTTCAAACGACAAATTAATAAAATTGTGATAACTAGGCCTACCGTTTCAACAGAAGATAACGGATTCTTACCAGGTTCATTAGCAGAAAAAATGGAAGAATGGTTAGTTCCAATTCGAAGTAATATGCGAAAGGTTTATAACAAACCAGATATACTTGAAAAAATGGAAAAGGAAGAAAATATTGAATTAGTATCTTTATCTCATTTCCGCGGCAGAACATTTGACAATGCAATTTGTATTATAGACGAATATCAGAATTTAAGCAAGCAACAATTACAGATGGTATTGAGTCGTTTAGGAAAAGACAGCACCATGATATTATGTGGAGATCGACATCAAATTGATTTGAAATATAAAAATGATTCCGCAGTGCACGAAGTTCCTAAAATTAGAGAATCGAAATACGTAGCAGAAATAATCTTGAAAGACAATCACAGACATGAATCTTTAGATGAAATTTTAAGATTATTAAATGAATCATACTAATATTTATATAAAAAAGGATTAGTATGGATTACAGTGAAAATAAACCCATATGGCCAGGATCATCATCTTTTAGCCCAGGCGATACACCATTTGGGTTTTTTGATACTGATCCAGTATTTCAATCACAAGCAGATAAGTTTGCCACGTTTGCAGCACAATATCTAGGATATCCTATAATGGATGTTGAATTGCAGTCAATCAATTTTTATACTGCATTTGAATCAGCGGTAATTGAATATTCAAATCAAATCAATCAATTGAATATTACTAATAATTTAATGAACACATTAGGCGTAGCAACCGGTTCTCAGTATTTAAATGACGGAAGCTTAACTGGTCAATTGGTGGGAACTTCATTAAGTTATATTACAAAATTATCAAAAGCATATGGTACAGAAGCAGATAGCGGAGGAAACGTAAAATGGCACACTGCTTCAATTGATATAGTTCAAGGACAACAAACATATAGTATACGAGATGCAGTATCATCATCACTCGGAGTACCATTATCAGACACAAGTTCAATTGAAATTAAACGAGTGTTGCATAATACGCCACCAGCAATTGTTAGATATTTCGATCCATTTGTAGGAACTGGTTTAGGTTCTCAACAATTATTAGATGCATTTGATTTCGGTGGTTTTTCGCCTAGTGTGAATTTTATGATGATGCCATTGCATCAAGACTTACTTCGAATCCAAACTATTGAATTTAACGATCGAATTAGAAAATCACATTTTTCTTTTGAAATTCACGGTGACGATATAAAATTATATCCAACCCCTGGTACTCAAGGTACTCAAGCAGTACCATATTATGATAAGGTTTGGTTTGAATTTATATATGAAGAAGAAAAAGCAAAAGACGCATTGTTATTTGGTAATAGCGCACTTTTAAACGGCGCTATAAGTGATGCATCTAATATACCATATACGTATCAAAACTACAGTAGCATTAATGATATGGGGCGTTCTTGGATATTTAAATATGGATCAGCTGTTGCAAAAGAAATGTTAGGATATATTCGAGGAAAATATTCCACAATACCTATTCCAAATTCAGAAGTAACATTGAATTCTGCAGATCTTTTAAGTGCAGCCCAAGCAGAAAAAACTGCGTTAATTGAACAATTAAGAACATTTTTAGGCGAGTTAACCAAAGAAAAAATGTTAGCTAGACAACAAGCTGAAAATGATGCTATGAATGAAATATTAGGAAAAGTACCATTAAAAATTTATATAGGATAATATGGCTTTATTCGGTGGACAGAAAGATGCAAAATTTTTAGCTTCTATAAATTCGGAGCTACTTAATTCTGTTGTGGACACTGAAATAGAACTTTTCAAATTGAATATAGAATTTTCTGATTCAAACTTATACGGCGAATCGGAAAATAAATCATATTATGATTCTATCTTAATTCCTTGCTTAATTGATAAACAAGGAAAAACTGCATCACAAGACGATTACGGTCATACATATACCAGAACTGCTAAGTTTTCTATATCAAGAGACATTCTTGTTAAAGCTGATATTTATCCAGAAGTAGGTGATATCATATTGTGGGATAATGAATACTATGAACTAGATAATGTTGATGCTAATCAGTATTTCGTAGGTAAAAATCCAGATACGTGGCCAAATGGTCAACAACATGGATATAGCGTTTCTATTACAGTTGATGCACATGCAACTCGTCAAGTACCAGCTGGTATTACAAATTTGAGATTTGGATCTGATCGTAAACAGTATACATATAAAGGTGGTACGAATGGCTAAATTAAATCGTCAAAATATCGATCGTAAAACTAATAAACCAAGTCCGTATCGTACAGAAGCAGCAAAGCCTGATTTATTATTAAATAGATCTGAGCAAACTCGCAGAGACGATGATGTTATTAGGACTCCAAAGCGTACGCCATATGATATTGATTATGCAATTAAATGGTATATTGATAACGAAATACAACCTCAAATAAAACATCAAAAACAATTAATTGAAGTCCCGGTAATTTTTGCTAATGGAGAAAAGTGGGATAATGTACAGAGACTGGGATATATACGAGATGAAAAGGGCATGTTACAATCTCCATTAATAATGATTAAAAGAAATAGTATTGCAGAGCGAGATAATTATAAAAATTTAGATATAAATCGTACACAAGATGGAAGTAAAATTATATATAAACAGCGATACAATCAAAATAATCGTTATATGGATGAATTATTTCCAATACCAACTAATCAGCGTGTTGAGCCGCAACAAATAATGTTGTTAGATATACCAAAATACGTAGTAATTGAATATGATTTAATGTTTTGGTGTGATTTTACGACACAAATGAATGATTTAGTTGATCAATTTATGCCGCATTCTAGATTTGCTTGGGGTAATCAACAAAATCAATTTGGAACATTTTATGGATCTGTTAGTTTTGAAACTGTTAATACAGTAGGAGAAGATAGATTGGTTAGAGCTACATTACCAATTAGCGTTCATGGAACATTGTTATCGGGGCAAGAAGCAAGAAAATCTACTTTACAAAAAATGTATTCTCCGAAAATAGTATCATTTGATATAACAATTACAGATGATTTATTTAACACAACTCAAGTACCTACACCGATACAACAAGCTTCAATGCAATTCCGTCCTATATCAGTAACCCAAGGCGGAACAACAACAACATTATCTGCAGAAACAATTGCATATCTAGTTGCATTGTCTGATCAAACAGGAACG